TGGAAACTTATCAGGATTGACTGGTGACAATTTAATTATTGGAGCAATTGTTTTAGCTGTATTTTCAGCAGTCCTTTATGGAATACATGTTACCTTAGGTGATGAAAAGTAAATCATTAAAAACACCTCTTCGTTATCCTGGTGGTAAGTCTCGTGCTTGCACAAAAATAGAATCTTACTTTCCAGACTTAAGTGAATATAAAGAATATCGTGAACCTTTTTTAGGTGGTGGTAGTGTAGCATTATATGTAACTCAAAAGTTTCCTCATTTAAAGGTATGGGTGAGTGATTTGTATGAACCATTAATAAACTTTTGGCAGCAACTACAATCTAAAGGTGATATATTATCTAATGCTCTTATTAAATTAAAAAATAAATATCCAGATCAAGAGAGTGCTAAAAGACTTTTTCTTGATACAAAGGATATGATTAATGATGAGCACTATGCTGATATAGATCGTGCCATTGCTTTTTATATTGTTAATAAATGTTCTTTCAGTGGATTAACTGAATCATCTTCATTTTCTAAACAAGCAAGTGATTCTAATTTTACAATTAGAGGTTTAGAAAAATTACCAGAATATTCTAAACTTATATCTAATTGGGTCATTACTAAAAATACATATGAAAATTTACTAAAAAAGGAAGATGATGTATTCTTATACATGGATCCACCTTATGAAATTAAACATAATCTATATGGTAGAAAGGGTAAACTTCACAAACATTTTGACCATGATTATTTTGCTTCTGATTGTAACTCAAGTCAAATGAATATTCTTGTAAGTTATAATTCAGATCAGTTAGTTAAAGATAGATTTGAATCATCAAAGTGGAATGTTAGTGAGTTTGATTTGACATATACTATGAGATCTGTTGGAACTTATATGAGAGATCAAAAGGATAGAAAGGAACTTATGCTTTTTAATTATGACCTATGAATTGAAGGATTGGCTTAACTCAATAAATTTAACAAAAGAAGATTTATTAGAAAGAGATCCTACTGCTAAAAAAACTTATCCACCATACATTATTAATCGTTGTTTGTCTGGACATTTAGATTGTATCTTGTTTGTTAATGAAATGAACAAATATCACTTCCTAGATAAAGACCTTCAATATTCTTTTTATCTAAATACTGTGAGGAAAAGAAAGCGATTTTCTCCTTGGCTTAGAAAGGATAAAATAGATGATTTAGACTGTGTTAAAAAATACTATGGTTATAGTAATGAAAAAGCATTGCAAGTCTTGAAAATTTTATCAAATGAGCAAATACACTTTATTAAACAACGACTTGAAATTGGTGGAAAAAAATGACTCAAAGTATTGAACCTCAGGTTAATTGGTCTCAAGAAAAAATGGTTGAGGTGAAATTGAATGAACCAGATGATTTTCTTAAAGTAAGAGAAACCCTAACAAGAATTGGGGTTGCGTCAAGAAAAGAAAAAAAACTTTACCAAAGTTGTCATATTTTGCATAAGCAAGGTAAATACTTCATAGTACATTTTAAGGAGTTATTTGCTTTAGATGGAAAGTTCGCTAACCTTACTATTAACGATGTTCAGCGTAGGAATCGTATTACTCGTCTCCTTTCTGACTGGGGCCTCATTAGTATTTTAAAAGAAGATTCAGTAATAGATATAGCACCATTAAACCAAATTAAGGTTTTACCTTATAAGGAGAAGCACGAGTGGAAGTTAGAACAGAAATATAATATAGGAAAGAAAACAAAAGTAGAGGAAACAGTATCATAGAGTAGAGTTATCCACTTTACTTTTCAAGTGCTTCTTGTATAATTAGTAGTGTGAATGCTTAACAGGTTCACATTCTAAAATACTCGCTTTTAAAGGAGATACAATTATGAGCAACCCCTACGGTTTAGAAAGATATGGCACTGCTGATCTTGGAGATCTAATGCAACAGATCACTAAGAATAGTATTGGTCTAGATACTTATTTTGAAAATATATTCAATGTAGGTACACAACAAAGTTACCCACCTTACAATATTGTTCATGTAAGCAATGTAGAATCTAGATTAGAGATTGCTCTAGCTGGATTTAAGAAAAAGGAAATTAAAGTTTATACTGAATATGGTAAGTTAGTGGTAGAAGGTAATAAAGAAAATAAAGAAGATCAAGAATATCTTCACAGAGGTCTTGCATCAAGATCATTTAAAAGAGAATGGTCACTCTCTGATGACATAGAAGTAAAGGATGTTACTTTTGCAGATGGATTATTGCTTGCCAAACTAGGTAAGATAATTCCAGAACATCATGCTAGAAAAGACTATCTTTAAATTACAGGGGGTGACAACCCCCTTTTTTTATGCTACAATATTATTAACTGTTTAAAAACATGGCTATAAAACTTGCATTGTTGAAGTCAGGAGAGGAAGTTATTTCAGAAATAACTGAAATGATAACTGAAAAACAAGTGGTTGTGGGATATTACTTTGCAAATCCTTGTAGGGCAATACTTACAACACCAGAAATACAAGTTGATGAAAGTCAATCACTTGATAAAAAACCTGTTTCAATAAAACTATTACCTTGGTTGCCTCTTGCTGATGAGGAAAAGATACCTGTAGTAGCAGATTGGGTTATCAGTATAGTAGAACCTCAATCAAAACTCAAAGACCTATATACCAAAGCATGTGAAAATTATGAAAAAAGAAAATCTCAAAGTGATAGTTCTACTGACAAAGGAAGTACTAGTAACACAGATAGAGGAAGTTCAGAGTGAACTAGGTGAACCTGATTGTAAATTAACTGAACCATTTGCTATTAATGATGATGGTACTCTATCTCCTTGGTTATTAAATTTAACAACTCAAAATACTTTTATGATGTCATCTGATAAGATATTGACTTTGGTAGAACCTAATAGTAAAATAGTAAAGAAGTATGAGGATGTGATAGCAGAATGAGATTCTATACCAATGTCCAAATGATTGGTAACAACTTTTTGGTACGTGAGGTTGTTGATGGCAAGAGAGAAATATACAAGGAAGCATATTCACCAACATTATATGTAAAGTCAAACAAGGAGACAAATTATAAAACACTTAATGGTGAAAGTGTTACACCAATTAAACCTGGTACTGTAAGAGATTGTAGAGAGTTTTTTAAGAAGTATGATAATGTAGATGGATTTAAGATATTTGGCAATAACAGATATGTTTTTCAATACCTATCTGATAAGTATCCTCAAGATGAAGTAAAGTTTGATATCAAACATATTAATCTTGTGACAATGGATATTGAGGTTCAGGCTGAGCAAGGATTCCCTGATCCAGACTCTTGTTCTGAAGAGATGTTAACAATATCATTACAAGATTATTCTACAAAAAAGATTACAACATGGGGTAGGAAACCATATGTTCCCACTCAGGAAAATGTAACTTATTATCATTTTGATGATGAGATTGATATGCTTAATTCTTTCTTATATCATTGGTCTAAAAATCCACCTGATGTTATTACTGGATGGAATGTTAGATTGTATGATATACCATATCTTTGTGGCAGAATTAGTAGGATCATGGGAGATAAGAAATGTAAATTACTATCACCTTGGGGATTAGTGTCACAGGATGAAATCTATATTTCTGGTAGAAAATATAATGTTTATGATATTGCTGGTATGACAACTCTTGATTATCTTGAGTTGTATAAGAAGTTTACTTATAAAGCACAAGAGTCTTATAGGTTGGATTATATTGCTGGTGTAGAGTTGGGACAAAAGAAATTGGATCACTCTGAGTTTGATACCTTTAAAGAATTTTATAAAGGCAACTGGAAGAAGTTTGTAGATTACAACATCATTGACGTTGAACTTGTTGACAGACTTGAAGACAAGATGAAACTAATTGAACTTGCATTGACTATGGCATATGATGCCAAGGTTAATTATCAGGATGTGATGTATCAAGTAAGAATGTGGGACACTATCATCTATAATTATTTGAAGAAAAGAAACATTGTCATACCACCAAAAGATAGAAGTGAGAAGGATGAAAAGTATGCTGGTGCTTATGTAAAAGAACCAAAACCAGGCAAGTATGATTGGGTTGTCTCTTTTGACTTGAATAGTCTATATCCTCATTTGATTATGCAATATAATATTTCACCAGAAACTTTGGTGGAAACAAAACATCCCAGTGCAAATGTTGATGGACTCCTCAATCAGGATATAGATATAAGTAGTGAATATGCAACTTGTGCAAATGGTGCTCAGTATAGGAAAGATATAAAAGGATTTCTTCCTGAGTTAATGGAAAAGATGTATGCAGAAAGAGTTGTCTTTAAGAAAAGAATGTTAGAAGCAAAACAAGCATATGAAAAAACTCCAACTAAATCCCTTGAGAAAGAAATTGCCAGATGCAATAATATCCAAATGGCTAAGAAGATCTCTCTTAACTCTGCTTATGGCGCTATCGGTAACCAGTATTTTAGGTACTACAAGCTTGCCAATGCAGAAGCAATCACATTGTCAGGTCAAGTCTCAATAAGATGGATTGAGAACAAGATGAATGACTATCTAAATAAATTATTAAATACAGAAGAAATTGACTATGTTATTGCATCAGATACAGACTCTATATACATCAATTTTGGTCCTCTTGTTGATAAATTTTTTAATACTAAACTTGATGATAAAGCTAAGATTGTTTCCCTTTTGGACAAAGTGTGCCAAGACAAACTGGAGCCATTTATTGATAGATCATATCAAGAGTTGGCAACTTACGTAAATGCTTATGATCAGAAGATGTTCATGAAAAGAGAGAACATTGCTGATAGAGGTATATGGACTGCAAAGAAAAGATATATTTTAAATGTGTGGGATAGTGAAGGAGTAAGATATGAAGAACCTAAACTAAAGATGATGGGTATTGAAGCTGTTAAGTCTTCAACACCTGCACCTTGTAGGGCAATGATTAAAGATGCCTTGAATATTATGATGAGTGGCACTGAAGAAGATGTAATCAAATTTATAGATGAGTCTAGAGATAAGTTTAAAAAACTACCACCAGAAGATATTTCTTTTCCTAGAACAGTATCTAATGTTAATAAACATAAGTCATCTTCTAGCATATATGCTAAAGGAACA